TCCCAAATTCCCGCAAAACCAGCGAGCAAGGGGGGTGGTCAAAAAACAACACGGAAGAACATGAAAATAATACAAGTCGAAATTGAAAAATTGATTCCATACGCAAGGAATTCTCGGACGCACAGTGATGATCAGGTGGCTCAGATTGCTGGCAGCATAAAAGAGTTTGGCTGGACTAACCCGATTCTGGTGGATGGCGAGAATGGCATCATTGCTGGCCATGGCAGACTGGCTGCTGCCAGAAAACTTGGCATGAAAAAAATACCAGTTATTGAATTGGCCCATTTGACTGAAACGCAAAAAAGAGCATTAGTTATTGCTGACAATAAACTGGCATTAAATTCTGGTTGGGATAATGAGATGCTGGCACTTGAGTTAGAAGAATTAAAACTTGAGGGATATGATTTAAAATTAACAGGATTTGGCGAGGATGAGATTGACGCATTAAGTCCAACAGTAATTGATGGATTAGTTGATGAGGATCAAATCCCAGAAGTACCAGATGAGCCAAAGACCAAGCTGGGCGATATTTACCAATTGGGCAACCACAGGCTAATGTGTGGTGATAGCACTAGCATTGACGCTGTGGACAAGTTAATGGATGGGCAGAAAGCCGACATGGTGTTTACTGACCCGCCTTATGGCGTGGCGTATGAAGGTGGACACAACCAAAAAAAACGCAAAGGCATCATTGCTGACACACTAGAAGGCGATGACCTTACAGGTTTGTTTTATGGTGCTTTGATGGCGGCTGTGCCTAATACTAAAGATGGAGCGGCTTTTTACGTTTGGTATGCATCTGGTAAATCCATAGAGACTTATGCGGCATTAGCAAAACTTCCCCTAAAACTAAGGGCAGTAATTCAATGGTATAAAGTAAATTCAGGACTTGGCGCCTTTATGTCCCAATACATTCCTAATGCCGAACCTTGTATGTATCTGTACAAAGATAAATGCTCACCCGCTTGGTACGGCCCAACAAATGAAAAAACTGTATGGGAATTAAAAAAGGAATCAAAAAACACATTTCATCCAACACAAAAGCCCGTGGAATTGCCAGAACGTGCTATAAATAACTCAAGTAAGGCTGGTGATGAAATATTGGATTTGTTTGGCGGTTCTGGTAGCACATTGATTGCTTGTGAAAAGATAAACCGACATGCAAGATTGATGGAGCTTGATCCTAAATACTGTGATGTAATAGTAAAACGATGGGAAGACTTTACAGGTAAGAAAGCAGAGCTAGTAAATGGGCGGCAATAACAAACTACCACCAGAGATTCATCAGATTCATGGCACCAAGGGCATGAATGCTGGGATTATGCTGCCTGAAAAAATTAAGTTAAGAATTCCATTTGCTGAGTGGGCCAATCAGCCAGAGCTGTTTAATCGTGAGCGATTTGTCAAGGAAACAGCGGATTATTTATTTGATGTATATGGCATTGGCTCTGGCCAAGATCGGCACACATTGCTTATGCTGGCCGATCAGATGCAGACATACATCGATGCCAGGACTGAGCAATTCAAACATCCACTGGTGATCAAAATAAATGCTGGCAAAACATTTGCACCCAATCCATATATTGCAGTGGCAAACAAGGCCATGGAAAATTGCCTTAAATTGATGAATGAAATGGGCTTGACACCTAAAAGCAGATTGAGCAATAACAAATCAGAAGAAGATAGCTTGATTAATGATTTGTTTCGAGGCCCGAAAGCTGCATGAATTATCAAGATGGAATACTGTATGCAATAGCAGTAACAAAAGGCGAAATTAATGTTTGCAAAGACGTGCAATTGTCTTGTCAGCGATTTATAAATCAATATGAAAATAAAGATTGGCAGTGGATATTTGATGAGGATTATCCACAGCACGTTTTAAAATTTGCCAGCGTTTTAACGCATACCAAAGGGCCAGATGCTGGGCGGCCAATTTTGCTTGAGCCATTTCAAATATTTTTGATTTGTGCAGTTTATGGTTTTCGAGCAAAAAAGAATCGGGATAAAAGAATGGTCACCGATGTGATCGTTTACATTCCCAGAAAAGCTGGCAAGTCAACACTGACGGCCATCATTGCACTTTATGAGCTGCAATTTGGCGAGGCTGGAGCCGAGGTGTTTACTCTGGCCACCAACAGGGAACAGGCCACCATTGTTTTTGATTCGGCCAAGGGATTTGTTGAAAATATGCCATCGGCATTGGCCAATACATATTTTGTTTCAAAATACGAAATGAAAAAGGCTGGAGACTCGCAATCGATGTTTAAGGCATTGAGCCGAGACACAAAAAAAACTGGGGATGGCAAAAACCCATCATGTGTGATCATCGATGAGGCCGCCCAGATTGTGGACAGAAACTCGATCGAGGTGCTGCACTCGGGGATGGTGGCCAGACAAAATCCATTGAGGATATATATCACCACTGCCAGTTTTACCAAGGACACCAAATTCTATGAGGATTTCTCGATGTACCAATCCATGCTCTATGGTGAGGCCACCGACAATCCAAGATGGTTTGGGCTGCTATATTCATTGGATCAAAACGATGATTGGCGTGATCCAACAGTCTGGGCCAAGGCCAATCCAATGCACGGAATATCGGTTTTTGAGGAGGCCATTGCCCAGAGGGCCGAGGAGGCCAAGCACAAACCAGCTGCACTCAATGAGTTTTTGTGCAAGACTTTGAATATATTTGTGTCGGCCCAAAGTGCCTGGCTGGATCGGACATTCTGGGATGAGGCCACCCAAGTGGTGGATGACCGAGTGCCCGATGCGGTTTTCATTGGATTCGATTTGGCAGCCACCCGAGATTTGAATGCGGTTTGCACATTGAAACGATATGGCGAGCTGGACTACCGAGCCGAGTTTAAATTCTTTTTGCCCGAGGCTGGGCTGGAGCTGATACCAAAACACTATGCCGACATTTTCAGAGTGGCGGTGGGGACTGGAATTCTCAAGATCACCGAGGGCAATGTGATGGATGATCGGGAAGTGAGCGATTACATAAAATCAGAATGTGCAAAATATGAAGTCAAGGAAGTGGGATACGATGCTTACAATGCCTCGAGTTTGGTGGCCAGATTGCATGAGGCTGGCATCCCAGTCAAAAAAGTGGGTCAGGGCATGGGCGTGTTATCAAATCCATCAAAATATGTGGAAAAATTGGTATTAAATAAGCAAATCAAACATGACGGCAATCCATTTTTGGGATGGCAATTGTCCAATTGCGAAGTTTACGAGGATGTCAATGGCAACATCAAAGTCAGAAAAAACGAGGCCGACAAAGCGGCCAAGGTCGATGGCATTATTGCAATGATCATTGCAGCTCATTGCAGTTTAGACAATCCATATGTCTCAAGTTCGTTTGGATTTCGTTCGTTTTAATGATACGATGTGATCAAAATGGGGGAAAAACATGGGAATATTAGATATTTTCAAGAGTAAAACGACCAAGGAATCCAACACTTTATTTGGCCAAACACAGCTGGGAAACCAGATTGTCAGGACAAATCAGAATGGCCAGCAAGGCTCGGCATTCCAGCTGCTCTATGTCACCACCAGCAGCGTCACCAATGCCGGTCGAATTGTGGATATGTCGGTGCTGTCACGCAACAGCACAATCATGTCATGCGTGGGGGTCAAAGCCAGGGCATTGGCCCAGTGCGGAATCAGCGTGATGTACAAATGTGATGATGGCACATTTGTCGATGCAATCAAATCCGATTTGCCTGGTGCCAGAGACAAGGCCAAGGCCAGGCAAGTATTGGGATTAATTCAAGACCCCAACAATTTCCAAAACGCATACGAGTTTTGGTATCAGTGGGCGATGTGGCAAGACTTGGCTGGCGAATGCTTTACTTTGCTTTTGAGAAAAGACAACAAAGACTCGATGCAGACTCCAATTGAGATGTATAACCTTGATGCCACATTGATCACAGTGCAGATGACCAATTTGCGGTATCCAAGCTATCGGATGTCCACCCCAACGTATGGTTTCAACATGGATGAGCCATTGCTACCACATCAAGTGATTCATATCACTGAGGCCGCATGGCAAGGCTCGGCTGGTTTTAATAAGGGTATTTTGGCCACTGAATTGGTAGCATTGGACACTGACATTGATCTATATGCAAACTACATCATGCAAAATGGAGCCAAGCCAAGTGGTTTATTCAAGACAGATCAGGTGATTCCTGACATGAAGTACAAAGAAATTGCAGCCAGGCTCAAGGAGGCGTGGGCCTCGATGACTGGCTCCAAGGATACCGATTTAAGTAAGCCAGGCCAAGGAATGCTATTAGATCAGGGGATGACATTTGAGACAGTCAAGATGTTGACTTTGCAAGATGCCGATGCAGCCAAATTAAAAGACCAGACCACAAAGCGTATTTGTGCATTGTTTGGTGTGCCAGCGCAGCTGCTGGGCCTAGAGGTCGGCAAGTACAACAACACCCAGACACTATTGGATGAGTTTTACAAAACGACAATGTATCCAATGATCATCAACATCGAGCAAAAATTCAACAAGCAATTATTCAGGGGATATCCTAATTTGTGTCTCAGATTCGACACCAAGGATTTTTTAAAAGGTGCTGCACTCGATCAAATGAATTTTGTCACAGCTGGCGTTTCAGCTGGAATATTCACACCCAATGAGGCCAGAGAATATTTAAATATGGCCAAAGTCGATGGTGGGGACGAATTGCCAGCATTGAATGCAGCTGGAATTTCCAAAACAAATGTGCCGATTTCTGGCAAACCAGTGGCAAAAATTGATCCAATTGCTGGATCATCACCTCAAGACACTGGTGGTGGAGGTGGCTCAACAGCTCCAAAATCGGCCATTAATACTGGCAAATAATGAACAATACAAAAAAAATAATTCGGGTTTTGACTTCACAAATCAAAGTGGCTAGTGTTAAACTACCACAAATTACCGAAAAAACCCCGATAATACAAGATAATAATCAGTCGATACATAATGGGGTAATCAATGAAGCAAACATTGAGTCTAATTTGCGAGGCCAAAGTCAGCCTAAAAAAAGAGGCAGACCAAAAAAACTCACCTAGTGGGAAAATTTCAGCCAAAGTCACCACTTGGGGGCCAAGGGATGGTGAGGATGGCAGAAAATTCAATTACCAGCCCGAGGGATTCATGGACTGGGCCAATGAATTTGCAGAATCTGGCAAGCCATTGCCAATGTTTTTGAATCACAACGATATGGGAATGCCAGTCGGCCAATGGGATTCATTCCAATTTGATGATGATGGAATGTGTGCCGAGGGCAAGTTATATCTCAGCACAGTCGGTGGCTCTGACCTCTACAACGTCTTAAAAGAATCACCCAATATGTTTGGTGGGGTTTCAGTCGGTGCATATGCCGATGAGGCCCAGATGGTCGATGCCGATGGCAATCCATGTGATGATGACGATGAATCCTATTTCCAGATCACCAAAGGCGGTTTGCGTGAGGTGTCTGTCGTTATGTATCCAAACAATCCCAAAGCGGAAGTAATGAATCTTGAGTATTTCGATGGCCAAGGCCAGGCGAATCCAAGGATGATCGAGAAAACACTGCGTGATGCTGGGTTTTCGAGAAAAGATGCGACCACTGCATCTTCAATACTGAAGAAAATACTTGAGCAGCGTGATGCCGCCAAGGAACCTATTCAGGAAACCCCAAAACCGAGCGAATCGGATGCGGTGGTCAACGAGGCCGATTCAATTCTGATTGCTCTTGAGCATCGGGAATTGTTGAAAGCATTATCCAAGCGTCTTTAATCAAGGAACACATCATGTCAGTCGATAAAATTTTAGAAAAAGTGGATGCCATTGAGGCATCAAATTTGGCCAAGATCGAGGAAGTAAAAACCCAAACTCTGGCCAAGGTCGAGGAAATTTCAGTTGCAACAACAGAGAAATTGGCAGCCATCGAGGCCAAAATTTCTGAAATCAACACAGCTCCATCCATTATCAAGCCAGCGAAAACCATCAAAGGCGATGTGAATAAGATGGTGCGTGAGCAGCTCAAGCATTTTGCCAAAAAAGGCAAAATGGAAAAAGAATTGAAATTGTTTGAGTCTGATGACCAGTACCAAGCATATTTGCGTGAAAGTTCATCTTTGACTGGTGGCGGCTACAATGTCGGTGGTCGGACTGCTTATGATCCAGTATTCCACACATTGCGTTTGATTAACCCCATGCGTGGTTTGTCCAGAAACGTGACCACTGAAGGTTCAACTTATCAGTTCAGAGCAAAAGTCGGCAATGCTGGTGCAACTTGGGGCTATTCCATTCAAAACAATGGTTCAGCAACAACTGAAGCGACCAACATTTGGCAATTGGTTTTGCAAGACTTGAATGTGCAATTTCCAATTCGTACCGCAGCACTCGATGACATCGATGGTCTAGAGGCCAATGTTGTTGATGATATGTTGATGGAATTCAGCCAGGTCGAGGGTCAATCCATGATCCAAAACAATGACCAGACTGACAGCCCCAACACATATGGTGGCACTCAAGGTTTGCGTGGTTTAAATCAGTATGCAAATGCTGGTGCAGCCAGCACATATGCTGGTGGATCAATCACCACTGGCGCATTCGGCACATCAGGTATTGCAACTAGCAACGGATTGAATTCTCTGGCTGTTTATGATCAATTGACTACCAACAGCAACACTGTCGGTGCTGCCAATGTGACATATACCGATGTGGTCAATTTCATCTACGCATTGCCACAACAATACTGGACTCCAAGCGCAAAATTCTTGGTCAATCCATTCATGTTGTCTCAAATACGCGGCTTGAAAGACTCCAACGGAACACCAATTTTCGAGCGTATGCACCCTTTGAACGATGGCCCAGGCACCGGCATTGTGGGCACAATGCTTGGATTTGATGTGGTGGTCAATAAGTATTTGGACAATCCATCACAAACAACCACAGCATCAGCTGGCACATTGAACAAGTTCCCAATGTATTTTGGTGACTGGCAACGTGGCCACACGATCGTTGATCGTTTGAATATGATTTTACGCAGATACGATCAGACATTGCCTGGCTACATTACGTTTTTCGGTGAGAAGCGTTTGGCAGCATCCAATGTCGATCCATTGAGTATTATTGCCTATCGTTCAACAGCGACAGCTGCAAACTAAAAGTGTGGGGGAGCATTGCTCCCCTACCTTTTTATCATTAAAATTTTTTGGGATTATTTATGAGCACCAACATTATTCTTGAGGCCATCCACAAATCACTGGTTAAGCAAAAACGAGTGACTGTTAATTTAAAAGAGGCATCGGCACTCACTGGCTCAGGAAGTAATGTCGGTGGTCGTGTTATTTATGATGATGCGTTTGCATCATTGCGTTTGGCCAATCCTATTCGTGCAGCTGGCGCAAGAGTGATCCAAACGATTGGATCGGATGAGGCGTTTGTCGTTAAAACTGGTAATGTGACCAATCCGACAAACCCATGGGGCTATACATTCACACCCAACGTGGGAACACCCAATACAGCCACATCATTTTGGCAATTGCCAGTGAGAGTGGTTTCTGCTCAGGTACCAGTTAGGACAGCAGTTTTGAGTGACATTAATGCACTCAATGAAACCATCATTTCTGATGTCGGTTTGGAATTTTCCCAGCAAGAGGCATTGTCAATGATGCTGAACAATGACCAAGCTGGATCGACCACCACAACTTATGGCGGCACTCAGGGATTGCGTGGGTTGAATTACTACACATCATCAGGATCAGCAGCTGCATTTGGATCAAATGGATCGGCCATCACCAATGGCATCCATACAGTGCTGACAGTGGCATCCACCACTGGCGGTGCAATCGTTTATAACGACATTGCTGCACTCAATGCTGCATTGCCACCCCAATACTACAATATGCCATCCACTTGCTGGATGATGCACCCCAACACCATTGCTTATTTGCGTGAGCTGAAAGACTCAGGCGGTTTGCCACTATTTCTCGAGATTGGTGACAAAGACGGCTATTCAGTCGGCAATATTTTTGGCCACCGAGTGATTCCCAATCCATTCATGGATCAAATTGGATCGAGTAAGCTGCCGATCTATTTGGGAGCATGGGAATTATTTGTCACCATTGCCGATAATGAAGAAATGTCATTCCAGTGGTTTGATCAAACAACCCCAGGCTCAATGGTGTTGTATGCTGAAAAGCGTGTTTGCAGCACAATTCGTGACGTATATGCTGGCGTAAGACTTTCAACATAAGGGGCAAAAATGCCACTCGACAGCTACGTCAATGGCCCATATTTGGGAACAAGTAGGAATCCATTTTCCTATGAAAAGATCGAGCAAATCGATCGGGACGTTTCGACTCCATGGCTGACATTGACTCAGATCACCAATCAATTGAATTTGTTTGGTGATACCAGTCAAGATGATTATTTGTCTGGCTTGGAGCTGGCCACCAGAATGATGGTCGAGGATTTTCTTGGGATGAGCATATTCCCAGCTCAATATCGAGTCTATTATGGGGCATGGAATGGCATGAGTGGCACTCAGGTATCATTGGATTTGCCAGAAATCAGCCAGGCCACATCATATGGCCCAGGCGTGGTGATCAATCAGGTGGGCTATTGGGACACCACTTCACCACCGACTTTTAATGTTTTGCCCACCACCAATTATTTTTATGACGCATCGGGAAACAAAGTGATTTGTGGTGGAATGCCCAGCGAAATCAACCAACAGATTACCAATCCGATCACAGTGGTATATACAACCAATTCCAGCCCATACGCAGCATATCCAGTGATTCAACAGGCTGGATTGATGATTCTGACTCATTTATACAATAATCGGTCGGATACCACATCGACCAATTTGAAGCAAATCCCAATGGGAGCAGCTGCATTGCTCAGACCCTACAAACCATTGGTGCTGTAAATGGCCATTGCTCGATACGAAAATATCAATGTCAACAATGTCACAGCTGGAATTGATTCCATCGGCCAGCAGACAACGACCATCACATTGGCATTTCAGACTCGGGCATTGGTGCAAGATGTCAGAGACTCAATGATTGCATCCAAGGATGATCGAGCCTATACCAAGCAAGTTCGTTTTATCTTGAATTTCACTCCAAACACATTGGCGGTTTCATTGAATCAATATCAATATTCCATCAATTGGAGAAATAAAGATTATCGGGTTATGGATGTTTTGGAGTCGAATGATCGCATGAATGTGACTTTTGTCTGTTATCGTAACGATCCAGTGACATCAGTATGACCACACAACAAAATATTCTTAACTATGCCCAGGCGATTCAAAATCAACTGGCTGCCACTGTTTCACCAGTGCCAGTGTATGCAAACTTCAACAGGAATTTTGCAGAGCAAACCCAGTTTTTGGTTTGGCAGCTGCGGAATGTCCACCAGCCAGTCTATACAGGGCCGACCCAATCCAACAAAGGGATTGACACACCCATTTTTCAGACATCGGTTTTTGCCTCAGATATGAATAATTGTTTCAGCATGACCAATCAGATTCTTCAGGCATTGCATGGATTCTCAGGATTTTTTGGTGTGCAAGGGTCATTTGCTGGTATTTTTGTGTCGAAAATTGATATATCGATGCTATACAATACCTATGATGACAATGTAAAATTGAACCAAATAATCTTGGATTGTCGGATGGATATTCCATGTTGATAAAACAAAACAATTCGTTTAATTTTTCTCAAAGGATTTAATCATGGCATTACCTAATCAAGTCTTACCAGGCTTTGCAGCGTCACTATGGTGTCAAACTGGAGCATCACCCACAGCATTGACATTGACCCAATTGTCCACTTGGACTGGCCAAGTCGCTGGCATTATTGGCACTACAGCTGGCGGTACTGGATCAAGCGCACAACAGCTGTTAGTCGAGGACATTCCAGCATTTGGCCAAGATGATGCATCAGCCAATTTCGGAGTCGCTGGATCAAGACAGTCAGACATCATCCCAACTCAATCAAAACCCACATCCATGACGATTGTGGCAGCATGGAACCCATCAGACGCTGGTTTGCTTTTGATGCGAGCTGATGCCTATTCTGGCGTGATTGATCGCACTTTTGTGATTGCAGCAGTGTCTGGCTCCAATACAGTGGCTTATGCTTTCAATGGCCGAGTGTCTGAATTCAAAATTGAGACAAACACCAAGGCCGAGGCAAAATGCACATTCACAGTCCACCCCAGGGGTAATCTCTACGGCTGGTCAAATAATACTTAATCAGGCAAAACCATGATTACAGTTCAATTTGCAAATGGCAAAACCTATCAAGTGGAAAATATTGATGAGGCTATTGCCAAATGCCTGGCTGCTGGGGATGACCCATTCAGACCCATTATTGTTGAAACACCAGAAACAAAAACAGAATAAAACACAATGACAACAATACAAAACAATAATGATCTTTTGGGATATTTGATAAACCAAGCCGAGTCTGGTAAAAAAGATTGGTTTGGTTTTTCACAACAAAAAATCACTGGCATCAATTTGGCGTTTGATATTGCCAAAAACCATGCCGACTCGATGACTCCAGAGGAGGTGGTTGATTACGTCATCCAGCTCAATAGTATGATTTTCAAGAAAATCATCATTGGAAAGCTCAATTAAATGTCCACCGAAATCAAAATTCAATGGAGTGGATTCAAAGAATTTGAGGATTTGCTGGATCAAATTGATGATGAATTCAGCGAAAAAGACACTAGAAACATTTTGAGAAATGCTTGCAGATCGGCCATGAAACCAGTATTGGAAACGGCCAGGGCATTATTAACAACACACATCGACACTGGCCAGCTCAGAGCATCACTCCAAATCGAGGCGAGAAAACCAACGGCCAAAGATAAGCATTCAATATATACCACACCGACCACAATTATGATTTCTCGGGTCACAGTGGCACCAGGTAATAAATTTGTGCCCGATGATGGGGGCAAAAAGCAATTGTCCAAAAAATTCAGGAATGTCAAAACCCATCAAGTGGAACATATGCACAGCGATGGCCGAGCATTTGCCATTGAGTTTGGTACGGCCAGATGGCTCAAGGGCGAGGGCAGCCCATTCATTCGGCCAGCTCTGGAAAGCAATGCAATCCAAGTCACCAATTCATTGGCTGGTGATTTAAAAGACGCATTAATAAAATACAAATCAAAACACATGGGAACAGGAAAATGAATCAACTTGCAAATGCTTTTGGCTCCAAATTTACCGAAAATAAAGACTCACTCAGGATCAAATCGTTTGAATTGAATGGCCACACATTCAGAGTTAAAGTACCATTGACAGCTGAAACTGATGCCATGTTTGAGCGAGTCAAGAGCATTGACGAGGCCAAGGCCAATCAGTTTTATCAGGAAATGTCCAAAGAGTTTATTGAGAATCGGGTCAAATATGAGAATGATCCAGATGTCAAATACCTCGAGGATGACATCGAGGTCAAGGAAACATCGATCAAAGAGACATCGAGAAACAAGGTTTTGACCCAAAATAGGATCACTGAGCTGGTACGGCTATTGGTGCCAGAGAATAAAGACTTTGACATGGCATCGATCACTTATGCGGATATCGAGGAATTATTTCCATTTTCCATCCAGATGGAATTAATCGATCAAATCAATAATGTGATTTCACCCAATTATTCGGCCACCAAGGGAAAATAGTCGGATCGGTTCGTAGGCAAGTCAAAGCCTACATCACCGCCCATGGGGCCGATCCAGCAGCAATTGACGAGGGCACATTCAATGACATTGCCATCATGTATGCGGATGGCTTAATTGGTAATCGTGGGATTTTGGAGGTTTTGGGGAATCTCACAGCTGGCCAATTTAATAAAATGTTGTCGAAAGGCAAGTCACCCTATACACTCGAGGATATAATTCCAAGGACTTATGACTACATTTTCCCACCATTAAACGAGGTGGACAAACAGGATTTGGTGAATCAGAGACTTTTGGCGTTTGTGATGATGGCACCAAACTGCCCGACACATTTATTTGAGGTTAAATAATGGCCAATATTATTGCTGGTTTAGGTGCCCAACTGGGGCTAGATACCACCGAATTCAGAAAAGGGATTTCTGAGGCCAAAAACTCACTCAAAGATTTAAAAGAATATATCCCTGAAATATTGTCCATTGCTGCATTTCTTGAGATGACCAAGGCAGCAATGGAATTTTCCAATAAGATTGTGGAAACGGCCAAAGCCAATGATGTGGCCACAGCATCTATTTTGGAGCTGGCCAAAGCACTTGAGGAAAATGGCGGTTCAGCCGATGCCACCAGCAAAATCTATTCTGGATTCACGGCCAAGCTGGAATCGGCTATTCAGGGAAATGCCAAGGCACAGACATCATTTGAGAAATTGGGCGTTTCACTCAATGACTTGAGGCATTTGTCAGAACAGGCATTGTTTGAAAAGACTGTATCAGCTCTTGGGAATATGAAAGATGCAGCCGAAAGAAATGGCCTGGCATTCGAGACATTGGGCAAATCCATCAAAGGTGTTGATCTCAAGGGTTTGGCGGCCACCATGCAAGAAAATAAAGGCTCCATGGACAAATATGCCTCGGCCATTGAGCAAGCGCATGAATTGTCACTCAAACTTGAGGCTGCCAGCAGAAACCTATCATTGCAGTTTACCAACGCATTCATTCCGACAATGAATGCTGTCTATGATAGTTTTCATAAAACTGGCACCATGATGGAAATGTTTTTTGGCTGGCTCAAGATTGGTGCCCAGGCAATTGGCGATTTTGTTGAGGCAGCTGTTACAGCATTTCAGCATTTTGGCAGCATCATTAAATTGCTGGCCAAGGATTTATACACTCTTTTTGATATTCGGAGCTATACCCAAGGCACATTTTTCAAACAGCTCACAGATAATCTGAATCAATTCACCACAGAATGGGCAAAGGATTCTGACGATTATGTTGCATCACTCAAGAAAATTGAGGAGGCAAACAATAAAGTCGCACCCATCAAACCTCAAGACAAAGTAAACAGAACAGTGGTGGAAAGCTATTCTGGTCAGCTATTGGCAGAAAAAGAATTGTTTAATTCTTACAAAAAACGATCAGATTTGAATTTGGAAATACTCACACAAAAAGAAAAAGACAAAGAGCTGACCAAAAACGAAAAAGAAATGCAAGACGCAATCAATAAAGTCTTGAATGAGCAGCAAAAAACCATTGACGATATTGATAAAAAGAAAAATCTAATTGATAAAAATAAGACAGGAGCTGGCCAAATGGCTGCCGAATTGGACAGACAGAAATCACTGGTTCAGTTATCCACCGACTACTATATTGGTGAAACCAAAAAAGTGGTGGCAGCCAATCAAGAGGCCAGAACAAAATTCAGCACTGGATGGAATGAGGCATTTGCTCAATATAAAGAAAATGCCGAAACAATGGCAGATGTTGGCAGAAAATCATTCAATACAATTGTGGATTCAATGTCAACAGCATTGGAGAATTTTGCAAAAACTGGAAAAATCAGTTTTTCCAGTTTGGCTCGGAGCATTATTGCGGATTTGATTGCCATTCAAATCAAGGCTCAAGCTACTCAATTATTTAGTAGTTTGGGAGCAAGTCTTTTTACTGGTAGTGCATTTCAATCCAGCAATGTAGCGGTACCAGGCGAGGGCAGCATGAGTATTTCAAGCTATTTTGGTGGGCCTAAAGCAGCTGGTGGAGATGTCTCTGGAGGTACACCATATTTGGTGGGAGAAAAAGGCCCAGAATTGATGATTCCAAGGGGGTCGGGGACAATCATTCCAAATGACAAAATGGGAGGTATTGGCGGTACCACCAGCGTGACAAATAACTACATCAATGCCATCGATACCAAATCATTTGAAGATCGGCTATATGGCAGCTCTGGTGCGATTTGGGCAGCCAATCAATATGCCACCAAGAACATTGCCACAACGAGGAGCAGATCATAATGCCTGGCTTTCAAAATATTGTGGATATTCAACAAAAGATGACAGTCAACAATCGGAGGATTGTTGGCCAGCAAGTGTCAAGATCAGGCCAAGTGACAGTGGCTCAATATCTCAGTTCGGTGCCGTGGGTTTTTACAATCATTCCACACAATTTTTTGTATTACCCACAGGTCAGAGACATCATTCAAGCAATTGACAATTTGGATCGGCAGCTGCCAGACTACATTGCATTTGCATCGAGCCAGTTGTCATGGTTCACACAAAACCAAGGAACGGCCACTGTGGCCAGTTTGAATGGCACTCCAACTCCAAACAGCCAAACAGTAAATCTAACCTCAAATGGGACATACAAGGCTGGGGACTTCATATCCATCAATGGTTCTGTTTACAAAATTACCAACGATTCGACTGGATCGGTGATTTATATCAATCGGCCATTGATCGGATCACCGACATCGGCTGCACCAGTGGTTTTGGGGAATGCGTGTTCATTCTATGTGGTGGCCGAACAATGCCCTACATACTCACTCACACCAATGACCAATGGCGCATTTGTCGAATGGTCTGGCCCATTTGTATTTCGTGAATACATCACAGGATAATTATGTCAACAGCAATTGCAGCACTCAACTCCAGCTCAATCCGATATGCTGAATTTGTCGAATTGATTCTCACAGTTTATGCTGGGGACTTTATTGTCGGCAGTACCTACACCATTTTTGTGGTCGGCACGACTAATTTCACGGCCATTGGTGCATCATCCAACACAGTGGGGACAGTATTCACGGCCACTGGTGTCGGCACTGGTACTGGCAAAGCGCAGCAGATTTATACATTTTGCAATGCAGCTGCACCAGTAGTGGTCAATGGGATCACATTTGCTGGTTATGGGACATTTCTTGGAATCAGCGAAATTCAGCAAGACATGAAAGCCAGCAGCGTGGATATTAAAGTGTCATTGACTGGCCTCGATATCAATGTGGTGGCATTGATATTATCTTCACCAGTCAAAGGCAGCACTGTTAAGATTTGGCGAGGGTTTCTGGATACCAGCAATCAAATTGAAACAATTGGCGGTGTACAGCAGTTTTTCCAGAGATACCAGGGCATCATTAACAATGTGGCCATCAATGAGAATTTTGATACTGAAAAGAGACAGCGCACAGTCACTTGTGTGGTTTCTTGTGCATCGATGCGTCTGGTGCTGGACTCAAGGATTGCTGGCATTAAAACCAATCCATCAAATTGGCGGTTTTTGTACCCAAACGATACCAGCATGGATCGAGTGCCAGTGATTGCCTCAACCTATTTCAATTTCGGCCAAAACCCAGTACCAGGCTCGGCCACCAAAGTGGTCGGATCAACTCAAACCAATCCATCAGCACTGGTGGCATTCTCAAAAAGCCCATGATTAGACTTGCAAACAAATTTGACATTCCAATTTTGATTGCAATGATTCAAGAGTTTTCAAAAGAAACATTGATTCAAAAATATAAAGACGAGACATTGTGGGACAAAAAATATGTGGGAAATTTGCTTTACAGTTTAATTCTTGGACGAGGTTTTATTGTCATTGACGAGAATTTGAAGGGGATGATCATTGCCATGATTACACCCAATGTTTGGTGCCCAAAATCAAATCAGCTCAATGAGCTGGCGTGGTGGGTGGCTCCAGAGGCAAGGAATGGGTTACTTGGCGGCAAATTGTGGATAGAATTTAACAAACAAGCTCAAAAGCTATTGGATGAAAAAAGGATCGATGTGGTGATGACATCACTTATGGCGAACAGTCCAAAAATTGATTATTCAAAACGTGGTTTCAAACAATTGCACACAACATTTTTCAGAGAATAAAAAATGATCGAGTCAGCAATACTAGCATATGAAGAATTTGCCACATGGTATGCTGCATCTACTATTGCAGTTCAAATGGCGGTTACATTTGCCATTTCAGTGGTGGCATCGAGGATATTTGCACCCAATGTGCCACAGGCCCAGCAAAACAATGTTAGGCAGCAAGTGCCACCAGACCCTACGGCTGGCATTCCCCTAGTTTATGGTGACGCATACACTGGCGGTCGGTTTTGTGATGCGGTTCTGACCTCAGATCAAAAAACCATGTATTACACCATGGTGATTTCCAATATCAGCCCAAATGGTCAATTTATCTACAATTTGCCCACACCAGGCACAGCATCCAATTTTTACTATCAAGATCAGATTATCACGTTTGATTCCTTATATCCAGCCATGGTGTCTACTCTGACCGATGGTGCTGGCAATGTCACTCCATTTGCAAATCAACTGTACATCTATATGTACACATCGTCAGCCAGTGGAACGATCACTCCGATCAATACCACATTAATGCCATCAGATGTGATATCCGCGGCCAATGGGGCACCCTCTGGCCAAGAATGGCCAACGACTGGCAGACAGATGAATGGCTTGGCGTTTGCCATTGTGCAGCTGGTGTACAACCAAAATGCACCTGGCACAACAGCATTGCAGCCAGTCACTTTTTATGTGAGCCATTATTTGAATTCAGCTGGATGTGCCAAGCCAGGTGATGTTTGGTATGACTACATCACCAATCCAGTCTATGGTGGAGCTGTTGATCCATCATTTGTCAGCTCGGCATCGGCCACAGCTCTGAACACTTATTCTGACCAGCTGATCAGCTACACACCATCAGGCGGTGGATCGGCCACAACTCCAAGATATCGATTTAATGGCGTTTTGGACACTGGCCAGACAGTATTGTCAAACATCGATTTGATGATGATTTGTTGCGATTGCTGGCAAGGATACCAGGCAGCCACTGGATATTGGCAAGTGGTGATTAACCAAGCCATTTCTCCATCATTTGCATTTGATGACAACAATATTATTGGATCGATCACAGTGGGGGAATTGGACATCACCCAAATGGTGAATCAGATCGAGGCCAAATTCAACGATTCCACAAACAGGGATCAGGCTGGTTATGTCAATTTGCAAACCCCAGCCAATTTGATATATCAAAACGAGCCAGTCAACAAATTTACTGTTTCATATGATTTGGTCAACAATTCGGTCACGGCTCAATATTTGGCCAATCGGACACTTGAGCAAAACCGACTTGATTTGATTGTCAGTTTTTCCACCAATTACACTGGCATTCAGGTCAATGCTGGGGATGTGGTGACAGTGACCAATTCTTATTATGGTTGGACAAATCAGCAATTCAGAGTGATGCAAGTCAAAGAGGTATCATTGCCAGACGGCACTCTTGGTGCAGCATTTCAGCTGATTGCTTATGATGCCAATGTTTATGCAACTGCTGACATTACCCAATACCATCCAACTCCAAACAGTGGGATGGCATCACCCATATTTTTTAGCGCATTGGCTGCACCAACGATTTCAGCGCATCGAGAAACTGCATCAATTCCCAGTTTTGATGTGCAAGTATATGTGCCCATGGTGGGTCGAGTGACCACCGGCACATTGTTTTACACCACAGTGTCCACACCATCGGCATCGGATTGGCAGACTTGGGCAAGTTATACCAACACCAGCAATCAGCCAGTGGTTAACAACACCTATTTCACATTTTCCAATGTGGTTTTACCATCGGCCACTTATTATTTCGCATACACGGCCAGCAATGAAAAGACATCGACTCCATTGAGTCCAATATCCACTGGATTCACCTGGGCACCCACAGGGATGTCTGGAGCGTCTGGATACAGTGGAGCGTCTGGATCATCAGGATATTCTGGATCATCAGGATATAGTGGCATTCAGGGGAACAGTTTTCGAGAGGCTTATTTCACTCAATCACAATCGGCATCGGCTCCATCGGTCAGTCCAAATCCAACCACTGGCAGCACATCATTTCCGACATCAGTGGCATGGTCTGGATCGATCACCACACCAGCTGCTGGCCAGTCACTCTGGGCCATCGATGGCACATATAACCCCAATACAAATCAAACATCATGGTCATCACCTTATTTGACCCAAGGATTCCCAACCACAATTCAGTCTGACAATTACGTTTTAAACACATCGGGATGGCAGATTCAGAGGGATACTGGCAACGCATATTTCAATGCCATCAGTGCTAGAGGCGATATCAGTGGTGGTTCAAACATCAATATCACTGGGAATGCGGTATTTAATGGAGCATACAGTTCTTCTGGATCAACTTATGCTGTAGTGGCAAACGCAAGTTACAACGCAAATGGTGGTGTTATTGGCTATGCAAATGGGATATTTCAAGCTGCAATATTCGGTCAAGCCAGTGGAAATGCCATTGGTGGATTATTTCAAGCGACAGGAAGTCAGGCAGCATTGCAAGGATATTCAAGCGGAACAGGCAATGGGCTTTATGTGTCTGGTGGGACAATGGCCATCAATAATAATACTCTTGTGACTAACCTATATTCACAATATACTTATTATTTGAAAGGCCAAGGGTCTGGAGCCAGTAATTTGTATTTTCAGACTGGCCCAACAACTGGAGCAAGTACGGCATCATTTACAGCGACAAATAAACCAGGTACCACCAGTGGCAGCAACACATGGATTGAGGTTGTCATCGGTGGCGTTTCATATCAAATACCAGTGTGGGCATCATAATGAGCAGAACAGTTAATATTCCAGCATCAACAGTCATTGAGGCCATTGGCTCAATTAATGAGACACCTGGCATTTGTGTCAATTTTTTAGTGGGTACAGTCGATCAAAGTGGGGAATTTATCATTCCACAACAGTTCGATAATTTCATTGTTTCTGGGGATGATTACAAAGAATTGAATGGCCCACCCACATCATGGGCACCAGACAAGCCAACTGGCACATACAGAAATGATGATTTGTGGCATTATGTGGATTTACAAAGAGCCAAAACCTAGTAAAATAACGGCAAGACAAGACAAAACATTCGTGCCCAGTCAGTAAATTGGGAGCGTCATCACTCAGTAGAGGATCAAATGGCTGTCTTTAACAAGAATTCATTAACCCAAATTTCGGGTTTTGACAATCAAATACTGTCAGGCGAATTGGTCTGGCAGCAAAAAGCATTTTGGAATATATTTCTCACCAATGATGCTGGCATTCTGCCATTGACTGGTGCATCCATCGATGCCCAAATTATTCGTAGAGTTTTGACCAATGTGATCGACACGAGGAATGGATTGTCATTCACCATTGGGGACTACACACCCACACCAACGGCCATTCAACTCAGCATCACCAATATCGACAATACTGGTGGATCGTTCACATTGGTGATGGATGACAGTGCCTGGGGATTGGCAGCCACAGACCCCAATTTAAACATTGCCGATGTCAATGGCGTGGGCTATTCGGGACGCATCAAGATTAGCTATCCAGCCAGTGGCAACACACCAGCTCAAGATATTGTGATATTCCTATTCTTCATTGTCCGATCAGACGGAATTGTGGTGACTTGATATGGGAACAAAAGTCACAGTCTTAAATGACAATAATGTCAGCATTAATGTCACTCCACCAGCCAATCAAACCATTCTGGTAAACCGATCAGCATTCGGTATTTCTGGTTTTTCTGGCCAGTCTGGCTACAGTGGCCAATCAGGGTTCAGCGGCCAGGCTGGTGGCTTGAGTGGATATTCAGGATACTCTGGATATAGTGGAAAATCTGGCTACAGTGGGATTTCGGGCTATAGCGGTGCAATTGGAACATCAGGCACATCAGGATATTCTGGCCAGTCTGGATTCAGCGGATCGGGCACATCAGGATATTCAGGGTTCAGCGGATACTCTGGATCAGGAATTTCTGGATTTTCAGGATTTAGCGGTGCAGTCGGTGCATCAGGCATTTCGGGATATTCTGGATTCAGTGGAATTGGCACCAGTGGATTCAGTGGCTACAGCGGAATTTCTGGATTCAGTGGCCAGTCTGGTTTTAGCGGGTCAGGATTTTCTGGTTATTCTGGATTCTCTGGTGCCCAAGGCACCTCGGGATTTAGCGGGATTTCTGGATTCAGTGGCCAAGTCGGTGCCAGTGGATTTAGTGGATTCAGCGGTGCTACAGGAGCCAATGGAGCATCAGGCACATCAGGATATAGTGGCTATTCAGGATCAGGCATTTCGGGTTATAGCGGGTTTTCTGGTACCAGTGGCCAGCAAGGTACATCGATCAATATCAAAGGCACAGTGGCCACACCAGCTGCATTGCCAGCCACTGGAAACAATGTCAATGATGCCTATATCGTTTCATCGAATGGCGATCTATATGTTTGGTCTGGGACAGTTTGGAATAATGTCGGCCAAATAGTTGGCCCAGCTGGAGCATCAGGCACATCAGGGTATAGTGGATATTCTGGATCAGGCATTTCTGGATATTCAGGATTCAGTGGGATTTCTGGATTCAGTGGATCAGGCATTTCGGGATATTCAGGATTCTCTGGTGCAGTCGGTTCGTCTGGCATTTCAGGATATTCAGGATTCAGTGGATATTCTGGATCGGGAATTTCAGGATATTCTGGATTCAGTGGATATTCTGGTTCAGGATTGTCAGGGTATTCTGGATTCTCTGGTGCCCAGGGCACATCGGGATTTAGCGGCATTTCTGGATTTAGCGGCATTTCTGGATTCAGCGGATCAGGCGTGTCTGGATTTTCAGGATTCAGTGGGTATTCTGGATCGGGAATTTCAGGATATTCTGGATTCAGTGGATATTCTGGTTCAGGATTGTCAGGGTATTCAGGATCAGGTGTATCTGGATATTCAGGATTTAGCGGTATTTCTGGCTGGTCTGGATTTTCAGGAATAAGCGGATATTCTGGTTTGGGATATTCTGGGCTCACTGGATCAGGATCAAATACATTAGGACTTGGCAGCAAATCATTCACAACAAATTTGGATGCAAGTGCAACTGCCTTTGCAGTTGGCCAATATGTCAGAGTGTATGCCACTTCTGTTCCCAGTCAGTTTATGGAAGGCTTGATCACATCTTTTTCAGGCACTTCATTGACAGTCAATATGACTTATGTAGTTGGTACTGCATCTTTCAGCAGCTGGTCAATCACTTTATCTGGTGCAGTTGGTACATCAGGATATTCAGGATCAGGGATCAGTGGATATTCAGGCTATAGTGGATCAGGGATCAGTGGATATTCGGGCTATAGTGGATCAGGCATCAGCGGTTATTCAGGATATTCAGGATCAGGGATCAGTGGATATTCGGGCTATAGCGGATCAGGGGTTTCAGGTTTCAGCGGTTATTCAGGATATTCTGGAGCTGGATCGACTGGGACTGGCGGCTCTGCATTTGCATGGTTCATTTCAAGATAAGGGTTCAAAATGTTAGTTTTAGACACAACAAGCAAAACCATCACAGTGGCCATGTCTGGTGCAGCAGCCACCACCAATCCATCGTTCGTGACTGCCTATTCCGATGACAATGGCACCACATTCGTGGAGGGATCGAGCGATGGAATTTTGAATGGCACCACCCAGGTGACCATGGTGGCTGCACCAGCTGCATCTACTCGCAGATTGATCAAGTCATTATTCATCGAGAACAATGACACTGCACCAGTCACCATCATTGTGACGCTGAACAATTCTGGCACTCTGAGAAACATTCAAAAAGTCACATTGGCGGTGGGAGACAATTGGTCAACCGATGGCGTGATCGATTCCAATGGTAATTTCAAACAGCTCGGGGCATCAGGATATAGCGGTTATTCTGGATTCAGTGGATTTAGCGGGATTTCTGGATTTAGCGGCACAAATGGAGCATCAGGATTTAGTGGGATTTCTGGATATTCTGGATACTCTGGATCAGGCGTAAGTGGATATTCTGGATTCAGTGGTATATCTGGATATTCAGGAACGATTGGATCAACCACAGGCTCTGGTGCAATTGTTTTGCAAACCAATCCATCCATCACCAATCCAACAGTTACTAACTACGTTGAAACGCTTTACGCTCCATCAGCAGGGTCAGCATTTACTATCAGTTTAGCCAATGGCACAGTACAAGAAATTAGTTTAAATGCAAATGGAACGATTACTCTACCATCAAGTGTGGCAGGTAAATCGTTTACTATCATTGTGACGTATTCAGGTTCTTACTCACTTACATGGTCTGGTGGTGGTACTCTTAAATGGGCTAGTGGTACTACACCAACTGCAACATCAACGTCTGGTAAGTATGATATTTTCAATTTTTATTGCGATGGCACAAATACCTTTGGTTCTGTTTATGGGTTGAATTACTAATGTTTAGCAGTCGTAAATCATCTGCACCAGCAAGTGGTGGACTTACTAAGTCTTTAAGATTTAGAAGCAGTGCGTCTGCTTACTTGAGTAGAACACCTTCTGTTGCTAGTAATCAAACCACATGGACTTGGAGTGGTTGGGTTAAGCGTGGAAATATAACAAGTGGTTACAATACTTTTTTTAGTGCTGGCGATAATCTTTTTCAAGCTCGTTTTGATCAAACTACTGATGATTTACAAATTTATAATTACAATGGTAGTTCATTTCAATTTCAATTTGTAACAACACAGATATTTCGTGATCCATCTGCTTGGTATCACATTGTGATAGCTATAGATACTACTCAAGCAACATCAACAAATAGAGTAAAATTATATGTAAATGGTTCACAAGTAACATCGTTTTCAACTGCAACATATCCCGCACAAAATACAAATTTAATAGTTAATAGTGTAATAGGGCACTACTTTGGTATAAACCATGGTTATGGCTCTTATTATGATGGATATCTTGCTGACTTATATTTAATTGATGGACAACAATTAACTCCATCATCATTTGCATCTACAAACGCTACAACAGGACAATGGAGTCCTGCTACATATTCTGGTACATATGGCACTAATGGATTTCATTTAACATTTGCAAACACAACATCTTTAACCGCATTAGGTTACGATACATCAGGTAATTCAAATAACTGGACAACCAATAACATCAGTCTAACTGCTGGTGCAACATACGACAGTATGAATGACTATCCAGTAGCGTCTAGTGCGACTGCGGCTAATTATGCGGTATTCAATCCACTTGTCAAAGTTTATTCACAACCGACACTAAGCAATGGCAATCTTCTTTCTACTGCCCCTGCAAATTGGAGTTCAGCGGTTGGCACAATTGGTCTAACAAGCGGTAAATGGTATTGGGAAATTGTTAATGGTGCTTCAGATGCGTTTGTTGGTATTTGCGGAGATAACGCCACACTAGGCACTGATCCACCACAAAGTTCAACAGCCACTATTTTGTATTATGGCAATACAGGCAACAAGCGCGTTGACACAGTAGACACCGCATATGGAACAGCTTTTAGCACACAAACAATTGGCGTGGCATTGGACATTGGTGGTGGGACAATTATTTTCTACAGGAATAACGTATCTCAGGGGAGCATCAGTCTTTCATCAAGCACACTAAATGGAAGAACTATTTTCCCATTGTCAGGTGTTATCAGCACAACAGCAACAGTCAACTTTGGTCAACAACCATTCACCTACACACCCCCATCAGGATATAACGCACTCAACACATACAACTTACCAACGCCAACAATAGCGCAAGGTAATAAGTATATGGATGCTACTTTGTGGAATGGTGGTCAGACATCCCCATTCAATGTATATAACGCAGGTTCATTTCAACCTGACTTTGTTTGGGCTAAAGAGCGTTCAAGTGCAGGTAGCTCAAGGCTTTATGACGTTATTAGAGGTACTGGTGTATCTTTAAGCTCAAACTCAACAGGAGCTGAAGGCACGGAAACAAACCCTGGTGTTTCTTCTTTTAATAGCAACGGATTCACAATTACAAACACTTATTCACCAAGTGTTGCGCCTTACTTAAATGACACAAGTCAAACTTATGTCGGTTGGAATTGGAAAGCCAATGGCTCTGGGTCATCAAACACCAATGGCTCTATTACATCAACAGTAAGCGCAAACACAACTGCGGGATTTAGTATTGTTACTTATACAACCACTTCTTCTAGTGGAAATGCAACTGTTGGTCATGGTTTAGGTGTTGCACCATCAATGATTTTAATGAAATCTAGAAATGCAACATATAACTGGGATGTATATCAAGCAAATGTTTGCACAGGTGGAAATTATCGTTTAATTTTAAATAGTTCTGCCGCACTTGATACTGGTAATAATCCATTTGGCGGTGTAGTTCCAACATCATCTGTATTTACAATGAGTCAAACATTTTATGGCACAGGGATTAATACAGTTGCCTATTGTTTTGCACCAATAGCGGGATATAGTGCTTTTGGTAGTTACACAGGCAATGGTAGTGCAACAACAGGGCCATTTATTTATTGTGGGTTTCAACCAAAATTTATTATGACAAAAAGAACTAATACAACAGGTGATTGGTTAATGTGGGATACAACCAGAAACCCATATAATGGTTTGCAATTAAATTTATGGGCAAATTATAATTCTGCTGAAAATAACTATGGTTCAGGAATCTGGAATGTATATTCCAATGGTATGCAACCAACAAGTAACTCAATAGTTTGTAACAACTCAGGCGACACATACATCTACATGGCATTTGCATCCAATCCATTTGCCTACAGTAACGCATTCTAAGGAGCAATTATGTTTGCAATCGTACAAAACAACACCATTCAACAACTCATACAAGAGGGTAGTCAATTCACAGTCAATGATGTGACTTACTCTAACAACTGGTTTCAACTAGCAACCCAAGAAGAAAAGACTGCTCTTGGAGTCATGGAAGTGGTCTACGCACAAAGACCAAATGACAAATATTATTGGGTTACAGAGTCAACACCAGTTATCAATGGTAATGTGGTGGACATTGGGTTCACAACAACACCAAAAGACTTGACTGGCTTGAAAGCCAACGCAACATCATCCATTGACCAACAAGCATTTTCTTTATTGTCTCCAACTGATTACATGACAATTAAGGCATTGGAAACCAACACAACCATGCCTGAAGCGTGGAAGACTTGGAGAGAATCAGTCAGGACAACTGCATTGAATGCAAAGACTGCTATTACAGCAAGTACAGACATTGACACCTTGATTACTGCTAGTACAGTTACTTGGCCTAACGACCCTAATTATGTAGCACCAACACAAACACCATAAAACCATGACAATACAAAACAAAACAATATATGGACTCAGCATCGAGTCACAGTGGAATCAAATTCTCGATATCCATTGCTTAAAGCTGGCCAAAGAGCATCATCCAGACTGGTATCGATGGAGACTCACGAACAATTATGAACGTGCAGTATTCCTGAAAAACGATCCAGTATTCCCGAGAGAATCATCGAGGTATATCTGGGCCAATAAGAATTTACTCGGCACCAATGTCCTAGAGGTCGGCTGCTCCACAGGATATGGCTGCCAATTCCTACCAAATCACATCACATATCTTGGCCTCGATTACGACCCCATCATCATCGATGTGGCCAAAGAGCAAGACTGGCACGAAAATGCCAAATTCTCATGCACCGACATCAATGAGATCAACCTGGCACAATTTGACACCATCATTGCTTTTGAGGTGATCGAGCATTTGAACAATGGCCTCGAGCTGGTGGACAAACTCAAATCACATTGCAGACGATTACTCATCACAGTGCCATGGAATGAGCCACCAGGCTTTTGGGGCGAACATCACAAATTGCATGGCCTCAATGAATCCAATTTCCCTGGCTTTGAATTCAACTACATTGACCAACATGGCCGGATCACTGAAACAGTGGCACCGATCAGCCAGGACAATCAATTCAATTTGATGATTGCGAGGTGGGATCGTGGATAGTGTACTTTGCAGCATTGGCACCAGAGGCCGATATGACACAACCCTACCCTTGGCCTTGGCAGCCATCATCAATCAGACCAAACGGCCAGACAAGGTGGTCATCTTTGATGACAATGACACTCCAAGGGATGTCAGGAATGAGCTGATATACCGAAATTTATTCCAAATGATGGATATCAAGGGGATCAAGTGGGAATGGCTCTATGCTGCCAAAAAGGGCACTCATTACAATCACCAGGCTGCCAACACCATGGGATATAAATGGGTTTGGCGTATGGATGACGATGCCATCCCAGAATCCGATGTCTTGAGGACTTTGCTGAGTTTTGCAATATTCAGCAATGCTGGGGCAGTCGGTGGCTCGATACTCACTCCACCATTGAATTTTGAAAATAGCAATCCAACTGGCTATATCGAGAATATAGCGACCGAGCCAAACCCACAATGGCGAATCATCACCAGACGGCAGCAAGTCGAGCATTTGCATTGCTCATTTCTATACCGAGCTGGAGTGCATGATTACAATTTGGGACTCTCCAGAGTGGCCCATCGAGAGGAAACACTATTCACATATGGATTGCACAAAAAAGGATTTGGAATATTCATTGTGCCCGATGCGATTACCTGGCACTTGAAAAACCCGAGTGGTGGTATTAGGTCAGAGACTGACGCATCGATGTATTCCCATGATGAACAGATATTCCAGAATTTTCTGGCATTCAAGAACAACACCATTGTGGTTTTGAATTGTGGACTTGGGGATCATTTGGTTTTCAAGAAAGTGCTGCCAGATATCAAAAACCCAATGATCTTCAGCTGCTACCCTGAAGTGATACCAGGCGAATCCATTGCTGCTGCTCAAAACCTATTTGGCAACATTGACCAGTGGAATATATACCTTAAGATGGCTCAGTGGAAATGGAATCAGCCACTCGAGGCAGCATTCAGGAGAATGTATCTATGATCATTATTAGTCCATATTCAAAAAAACTAATGAATGGGAACCCCAATCCAAAGAATTACCCATATTGGCCAGAATTGATCAATCAGCTCAAGGAGCCAATCATCCAGATCGGCATCGAGGGCGAGGCGCAGCTGGTGGACGATTTCAGGCCAAATCTACCCATGGCAGAATTGATCAAATTGCTGCACAGCTGCACAACATGGATTTCATGCGATTCATTTTTCCAGCACTTGGCTTGGCTCGAGAACAAACCTGGCATTGTTTTGTGGTCAGTATCAGACCCATTGATATTTGGCCATCCAGAGAATATCAATTTATTGAAAGATCGAGCAAATCTGGCCAAAGATCAATTTCTCTGGTGGGAAGATCAGGAATACCAAAAAGACGCATTTATCCACCCAAATGAGGTTATCAAAAACTTAAAATTGCTCTAAAATTCAGCATATTTGGGGGCACTATGACTGAAACTGAGGCCAGACTGAATTCCCATGAGGCGGTTTGTGCCTTGAGGTATGAGCAAATCAATGCCAGGCTTAAACGACTCGAGCAAATAATGATCACCAGTGCTGGGCTGGTGATGACTGGCTGCATTGGCACCATCTTCACGTTTATATTGGTTCACAAGTAATGGATCCCATCACAGTATTTGCAGCGTGTAAAGCTGCCCATGCTGGTATTCGGGAGTGTATTGATCTCTACCAAGATTTCAAGAAAGACGGAAAAGACGTAGGAGATATCGTTGGAGACATTGGCAAGAATTTGGGATCATTCTTCACCCATCAAGAAACCCTTAAAGAAGCTGAAAAAGAAGAAAAACTCAAGCCACTCGATAAAAAGACTAGCATCAATGAAGAAGCGATGAATCGGATCATGCGTCAAGAGCAGATTCAGCGCATGGAAACCGAATTGCGAGAAATGATCATATACCAGGTCGGAATGCCTGGCCTCTGGAGCAAATTTGTTGATATGCGAGAGGTGGTCAGAAAAGAGCGAGAAAAAATCGAGCGTGAACAAAAAAAGCCATTGAAATGGCTGCACTCAAGAGGAGGCAGTTCATTAATAAATGGCAAGTCAGGGCAGCACTATGCACTGGCATTTTGATTTTGTTTTTGACATTTTGTGCTTTAATGTATGCAATTCATTTGGACTATCAGAAAAGCAAATATCATTTGGAGGATAAAAAATGAGCTGGATTGAAAGTATTGCACCCACAGTGGCCAGCTGTCTTGGCGGCCCATTGGCTGGATTGGCCATCGAGGGTTTGTCCAAGGCACTTGGCATCGATGCCGACAAGGTTCAGGAAACCATCAATTCTGGCAAGATGACATCGGATCAGATTGCAGCATTACAGCTGGCCGAGACTAATCTTAAGGCCAAGGCTCAAGAGCTGGGATTGGACTTTGAGCAGCTGGCGGTGCAAGATCGAAAATCAGCCAGGGATATGCAGATCAACACCAAGAGCTGGATTCCACCCATTCTGGCCATTGGCATCACCATCGGGTTTTTTGGGATTATGTATGGAATGATGTCTGGCCGAGTCACATCCAGTGACGCATTAATGCTGCTGCTGGGCAGTCTGGGGACTGCATGGACTGGCGTGATTTCGTTTTATTTTGGTAGTTCAGCATCGAGCCAAAATAAGGATCAATTACTTCACCAGAGCACACCCATCAAATGACACAACTCACACCACATTTCAGTCTGGAAGAATTGACATTCACAGAGCACAGGGAATTCTCAAATGAGCCCAATGAATCTGAAACAAAAAATCTGGAGCGTTTGGCTCAGTTCCTTGAACAAATTAAGGAATTATTGGGCAATAAGCCAATCATGGTTAACTCGGCATTTCGGTCAAAGCAAGTGAATGATGCAGTTGGCAGCAAGGACTCAAGCCAGCATCGGGTGGGTACAGCTGCCGATCTGAGAGTGCCTGGCATGACACCAGACGAGGTGGTCAAGGCCATCATTGACAGTGACTTACCATTTGACCAAGTGATCAGGGAATTTGATCGATGGACTCATGTGTCGGTGCCCAACGACCCAGCTGGCCAGCCAAGACGGCAAGCACTAATTATCGATAAGTCTGGGACAAGAGTTTATTCTTGAAGCATTAAGAATACAACAAACCAGAAAACGGCTGAGATCGAGAAAATGATCCCAGCCATTCCCAAACCAAATGCCCAGGCTAAAATATTAATCCAGTCTAAGTGTGGCATGATTAAAGATTGTATTTAATCTTGGCCCATTTGGTTTGATATTCCACCATGGTCGATGGTGGGACAAACCCGAATCGTTTCCAAGTATTCATCACATTTGTAAATTCTGATTTTATATACATGATTGATTCTCCAAGTACCCAGCCAAATCTCTGGTATCCACAAACACTTTGATGCCATCTTTGAAAGTCTTGAATGGCAGATCGGAAGACGATCGTTTGTTGTACAAAGTGCCAACAGGCACTTTAAGCACTTCAGATGCCTCTTTGAGTGTCATTCGGACACCATATTTTTCAATTAGGTACTGATACATTGTTTAATTGATCTTTGATAATTTGGTCAGTGAGGCCAGCGAGTAATCGTCTGGCCTCTTGTATGTCCAAAAGTGTGGGTTCATTTCTGAACAAAAGCCACACTCCATTGGCAGCCAATAGAGTGTGGAAATCATTTGTGTCAAGGGAATGGGATGTCATTGTCTTGAGCAACAGTTTTCACAATTCCAAAGTCATCGATGGCACTGGCTTTTGATCCCAATGCCTCACCTTTATCAAGCATTTGGATGTTATTGAGCCAAAATGCTACCCCATTATTACCGGCTTGGGAATACGCATAGGCAGTGACCGAGACTCGGCCATAATCACCAGATACAAAGTCATTGGCAGCCATCAAAGCATTGCCATTCGCATCAACAGTACCAGGCTTTTCATTGGTCTTGCAGCGGATGAAATAGCAACCCTTGTATTGTTCACCCAAAGATGAACCATCTTGTTTTGTCTCAGTGTCTCCATCTCTCAATGGATTTCTAAGATTGGCTGGATATTTGCCATTCCACTTTTTATCCAAAGCATTCTTCATGGCAGTTTTCAGGCCAGTAATGGTGGCCACATCAGACTTGGGGACAATGAATTCAGTACTGAATTCTTCTTTTCCAGACATTTCATTGACCTTGGCAGATGCCCAATTCAGGTATGAAAACCGACCCCGACCAGTAACAAATTTAGACATAGTTTTTCCAGTTTAAAGTTAAAGAGAATATCGAGCCATTCCTGCCCCGATGGATGGACTATAACATATTTTCTCAAAATTTCCTACAATTTCACAAAATCTAATATATACTTGATTTTCCATCACTGAAAAACTGGATTAAAAATGCTATTTCCCCACCAAGCGACCTCGAGAGAATTTCTCTTGAGGCAAAAAAGGGCCATTCTGGCCGATGAGCCGAGGGTCGGCAAAACACTACCGACAGCAGCTGCTGCACTTGAGCATTTGCCAGCTCTCATTGTTTGCCCAGCCATTGTCAAAAACGTCTGGAAACAGGCTTTTGAGGCGATGGATTTCAAAGGCGAGATCAGAGTCATCACTAGCAAAAAACAAGCGTCTGAGAGCCAATTCAGTGGCATCACCATCATCAATTACGATATTTTGAATTCACTTTGCGATATTGGCAAATATGAGACATTGGTGCTGGATGAAAGCCACAGGATCAAGTCACCCAAGGCCATCAGGACTATTGCAGCACTCAAATTAATGAAACGCATCCCAAGGGTTTACGCATTGTCTGGCACACCCATCCCAAACCGACCCATCGAATTGTGGCCACTGCTGCATGGCTTGGGGGTTTACCGCGGTGGCTGGTACGATTTTGGCGTGAGATATGCCAAATTGTGGAATGCACCCTGGGGGCTGGATACGTCTGGAGCATCAAATTTGCCCGAGCTGAGAGCAATGGTGCAGCCACATTGTTTGAGGCGCACCAAGGCCGAAATATTCACGAATTATCAGCATCCAGTGACCAGTCTGATCACGTTTGATTTGCCAATTGACAAGCGTGAACAGCAATTCGACATCGATGCGCTGATCGAGCATCCAAACCCCATGCTGGCATTCGAGGGATTGTCCTCGGTGATGCTGGAATCGGCCATCAGGAAAGTCAAACCCGCTGCCGAATTCATCGAGGCCAAGCTGGCCGATGAGCCAGTTATTGTGTTTGCCCACCATAAAGAGGTGGTGCATCAGCTGGCCGAATTGCTGAAAGCGCATAATCCAGTCGTGATCACTGGAGACACACCAGGAGCCGAGCGAATCCAAAACTTGAGGGATTTTCAAGATGGCAAGACCAGGCTTTTTATTGGGAATATTCAAGCGTGTCAAGAGGGCATTGATTTGTCGGCAGCCGATACAGTCATTTTTGTGGAGGCCACATGGCAGACTTCAGCACTCCAACAGGCATCGAGCCGAGTCGAGAATATCAAAAAGTCTGGCACAGCTCCACTCATTTATTTACTCACGATTTCCAACTCACTGGATCATACGATTCTGGCCAAAATCCTCAAAAAGCAAAACATTATCAACCAAATTATCTAACCCCATGGACAAAATACTCTTAAAACAAGCTGCACGAATCATCGACCATTTGGTCGAAAACAAAGATGAGGACATCGATTGGGCACTGATCGATCGTTTTCAAGATTTACTCGAAAAACATTTGAACAGATCAACACTCAAAATGAAAGCTCAACAAAATGCCCAAAAGAATCACCATCCCAGTCACTGACAGCATCGATGTCATCATCAATAAAGTCAGAGAAGACACCGGCATCAGAATGTCGTATGTGCAGATCATTAATTTTTTGATCCATTTCTATATCAAACACGCAAACGAGCCAAGAACACAATGGAGGTCAATCAAATGACTATGACTAAAGATGAAGCATTAAAGATGGCACTATCCACACTGGACGAAGTAAGGCAAGAAACATTTCGATTGATGAGAGATGGCCAAAAACTTTATGCAGAAGATAAAGTATGGAGCACTATCATTTCCATCAAAGAAGTATTGGCACAACCACAACGCACATGGGTTGGACTGACCTATCAGGAAAAACATGAGATTCGATATAGTCATATGACTTCAGCAGAATTTATTGAGTTCATCGAAGCTAAATTAAAGGATAAAAACACATGACACAAGATGAAATTATTGAACTGGCTAGACAGGCTGGTTTTGAAGAACATCAAGCAAAATTTGATACACGCTTTGAACCCTTTGCCAAACTGGTAGCAGAGCATGAGCGTGAGGCGTGTGCAAAGGAAGCAGAAAGAACTTTTTACTCAGTTCAAGCCGCTGAGAACATTCGAGCAAGGGGACAAGAATGACGCATGAAGAAGCAAGAAAACTGATGTTTGAGGTTTTCATCTTGAACAGAATGCCCAAAGAGGTATTGATGGCAGTTCTTGAGGCACTCAAGACTCATTATTTCAGCAAGGGATTTGAATGGGGATTTTGTGCCAGTCTTGAGGGCTGGAATGGCGAATATCCATTTTATGATAAAAACCTTGATCCAAAACTCGATGACCAATACCAAGCCATTCTCAAAGATGGATTGGGTGATACACCATGAGTGGCGGTGCAAGGGCTGGTTCTGGCCGTAAACGAGCCAACATCGATGGCAACCGAGTCCTCAAACTCAGGGCCGATGGTGTATCCATTCGGGAGATTGCTGCTCGATTCAAAGTCACAGCAGCCACCATCCAATATTTTTTAAACAAACACAAAGAGGAAAATCCAAAATGAATGCGTTCCCAAACCCAAACCGAACAGACCAGTCTGGCATGGAGCTGAGAGACTATTTTGCCAGCAATGCGCTGCCAGCTCTCATTGCTCACGCATACGCAGAGCAGCAAGAGATTGTCGGCATCGAGGAAATTTGTGGTCTGGCTTATGCCTTGGCCGATGAAATGATGATTGCGAGGGCAAAATGAGCAAACACGCACCCATATCAGCCAGCAGACTTGATCGAATTGTTCTTTGCCCAGGCAGCTATTTGCTCGAGCAAGGATTGCCAGACACCACCAATGATGCTGCACAACGTGGCACCGACATCCATGCGATTGCCCAAGCCATTTGGGATGGCAACAAAATCGAGTGTGATGATCCAGACATGATCCAAGTGGCCACCGATTATGTCGATTACCTCAAAAGAGCCAGTATCAGTGCCACCATGATCCAGCTCGAGTGGAATCTAACCCCAATGCTGTCCAAGCTCCACCCAGACTTGGGTGGCACAGCTGATGCAGCGTTTGTGATTAACCAGGCACTTCATGTGGTGGACTTAAAGACTGGCCGAGTCAAAGTCAGCCCAGAAAATAATCAGCAACTGATGATGTATGCACTTGGGGCATTGATGAATTGCATCAAGGCCGATATCAGAGTCACCCACATATATCTGCACATTTTCCAGCCATTCAATAACACCCAGCCAGTTTATGTGTCATTGGAGGAGATCGAAAAATTTGAGGAGGAATTGATCATCATTGCCAAAATGGCCAATGAGCCAACAGCTCCAAAGATTGCTGGGGCCAAGCAATGCAGATACTGCAAAGCAAAGGCCATTTGCCCGACCATCAAAGAATCGGCCATCAAGGCTGCACAAATCGATTTCAGGGCCGAGCAAGCCAACATGGCAGAGCTACTTAACCAGGCTGAATTGTGCAAGTCTTGGGCTGAATCAGTGCAAATTCTGGCCAAAGTCAAACTCGAGGCTGGGGCCAGCATCGAGGGCTGGACACTCCAGGCTGGACGCAAGATGCAGAAATGGGATCATAGAATCGATTTGGCCACCGAATTCAGGAATGAACCAAATGCCTGGGAGCTGAAGTCACCAGCAGCCATGATCAAACTCAAGCTGCCAATTCCAGTCGGTGCTATTATCACGACCCAATCGGCAGCATCACTCACCCGAATAAAAGAATAAAAAAAATGGGCAGCTGGTGAGAGCTGCCCATAATCCCGAACTAGGACAATATGGCAAATACAATTGTAAGCGAAACCGACTCCAAATTTCCATTTTGGTGGCAATTAAAAGAATTCCCGATTTTTTGTGGATTCACCGACATGAAACGGCCAGTCGGCATCGATGGCGTGATGGGCATTGCCGAGGCTGCCACTACTGGCCGACTCGGCACCTACGACCAAGCCAAGGCCATCAAACACCCATATGTGGGTTTGTCACTGCTCCATCCATTTGAGATCAAGCCAGATCAATACCTGGTGTGCATCGATCTGGACTGGAAGAATGCAACCGATTACCAGCCACACACCCAGCAGCTGCAATTGATGACATATCTAAACAAATGCGGTGCAGCATACGAGACATCATTGTCTGGCCATGGTGCCCACTATTGGGTGACCATACCCAAAGACAAAATACCCAAGTGCATCACATTGCCCGAAAACCGACAAATCGAGTTTTTCAGTGGATTTTCTGGCCAGAAAAAAAACATACTGCTGACCGACTGGGACTTCACTGGTGAATTGAAAGAGGTCAATGTTATGGATTATTTGCCATCCAATTCCAAAGTCGATGATGCCAAATTATTATTAAATTGCATCGATGCCGAGGATTATCAGGAATGGATTTCGGTGGGCATGATACTCAAAAAGGAATTATCTGATTTGGGTTATGAATTGTGGGATCAGTGGTCAAGAAAATCAAATAAATATGATCCATTTATTATGTCCCAGAAATGGGATTCATTTAAAAAGGAAGATGGAATCGGAATTAAGCAATTAATCCGATTATCTAAAAAATATGGGTTTCAAGGCCAAATTAATAGTTTTAATAATCCTGATGAAGATTTTAATATTCATTCAACTGATATTTTATTTCCAGATATTATTGATCCTGAGACTGGCGAGGTTTTGGTCAAGGATATTTGGGAAGGCCGAATAATCGAGCCAATGACTGTTTTGACCAGTCCAAATTGGGTGATCGATGGTTTTATGGCCGATGGTCTGACACTGATTGCTGGGGCCCCAGGCGTGGGCAAGACCAGCGCCATTGTGCCATTGGCCATGCAAGTGGCGGGTTTTTACAGCCATTTCTCAAACATCAGCATCAAGATCAGGCGCAAAGTGATCTATTTGTCAGAGGATACAGGCCAAGTGCAGCGGATTCAGTATGCGCTGCAAAAGCGTTTAAAGCGCACAGAGGCCGATTTGCCGATTGAATGGCCAGAGATATCAGAATGGTTCAAAGTCGTGGCCACCAAGCGATCCAGTGCCTCGGATATAGCAAAACTGGCAATTTTGGCAGCCAAGAATATAAGCCAATTCCCAGACATCACCGGCCAGCTGGTGGACATCAAGCCATTGATTGTGATCGATACGGCCAGTGCATCATTCAATGTGGATTCTGAAAACGACAATGCTGAGATTGCCAAGTACATTTCAGCGATTAAAGAGGGTCTGATTGCCCGCGGGTACCCAGTTTGGGTGGTGACCCATACTCCTAAAGCACTTAAACGAGCAGATGTCAGGGATTTCAGTGCCAGGGGTGCTGGTGCCTGGGAGGGCGATGCCAATTGCGTGGCTTATTTATTCCAGGAGGAGGGACTAGAGGAGCGATTCCTAAAGCTGGGGAAACATCGATATCAGTCGGATTTTGATGAGGTGGCATTTGAGTCCAACCTATATGTTGAGTTTGTCACCGACCAGCTGCGAGGTGCAATTGAGATTTCGGTGCGTTGGGCCATCCCATCCAAGTCGATGGAGAGTAAGCGCATCGAGGCCAAGGAAATGGCCAAAGAGGAGAAATTTGAGAATTTGAAGAATTCACGCAAAACCGAAATACTCGATGTCATCCAGTCCGAAATCAATGCTGGCCGATATCCAAACAAGCGATCGATCAGGAATTTGATCAAAGGCCGAACAGAGGAAATCATGGCCATCATCGATGATTTGATTGAGGCTGGATCAATCATGGAAATTGATTTGCCAGATGATTTAAAAGTGGGCAATAAGAAGACTTCATTGGTTCCCAATTATCGGGAACCATTAGAAAACCCATTTAAGTGAAAAGCATTCATTTTAAATGGTTCCCGATGTAATGGTTCCCCTAAGGAAAAAAGACTGGGAACCATTGGTGCTTGTAACACCAATGGTATCGGTTCCTGAAAACTGGGAACCATTGGGAACCATTGGGAACCATTAGTAATAAAGGATTAGGAAATGGATAAAGTTGATTTATTGAATGATCCAAGATTTGTCGATGATGATCGGATTTTTTGTGATGAATGCCAGCATTTGGGGCCATTGAATTGGCAATCCAAATGCTTGGTTGGCCAGACTTATTTGCTTGGAATCAAAAACAGATGCACAATTTATATACAGAAAAAACCAAAGTCAGAAAAATTTTGGGACACTCAGGAGAAATTTTGGGAATAAAAGAACACACACTACAAGTGAAAGTGATTCAATATATTCGGACTTTTTGGCCAAATGTATTGATTTTCTCGATACCGAATGGTGCAGCCACCAGTGCCAAAAACCGATTGAATCTGTTTTTGGAGGGACTGACAGCTGGTGTTCCTGATCTATTTTTGGCCGAGGCCAGGCATGGATTCAATGGTCTATTCATTGAAATGAAGACCATCGAGGGACTGGAATCACACGATCAAAAGCGAATTAGGCTGTTGTTGAATGATCGAAACTACTTGGTTTATGTGGCCAGATCAAGCGAAACGGCCATCCAACTGATTGAAGATTATTTGTCTTAATTTCACAAATATTCACAAAATCTAATAAAATTGTGCTAGAGTGATGGAAATTAACTGAGGAGCTGAAAAAATGTTTAAACTTACAGACGAGCAAAAAGTGACGATTCTTGATGTTTCAGCGGCCATTGTCATTGGTGTGGTAATAGCATTATCGATGGTTTATGGTTTAAGCAAATAAGGTTTATTATGCCAATTATGAAAAAGTCTGATGGCTGGTATTGGGGATCAAAAGGCCCATTCGATACCAAGCAAAAGGCTGTCCAAGTCGGCCAAGCTGCTCATGCAGCTGGTGCAGAGGATGGCGAATCTGCCATTGTCAAAGAAAAAAAGGCTGGCAAACTGACGTTTGCGCTGGATTATCACAACACCTATTCAGCCGATCCAAAATTTTGGAATGTGTTTATTGAATTGGTTTATTTACGCAAAGACAAATTACTTTGTGTTTCTCATGCTACCGATCAAGATGAGATCGATGAATTATATAAATCAATCGGCAAGATAATCGGAAAAGATAATGTGATATTAACTGATGGTGCTGCAAAGAAACCATATTGTGATGAGAATGGAATTGATATTGATGTATGGATTGATAATAATCCAGAGCATATTATTAATACACCATAATGCCAACACTGCCAGTTAATAATAAGTGTGCATCATTAGGATGCTCAGATAATCGATCAAGATTATCTACATTTTGCATTAAGCATGGTGGTCGGGACACATACGTTGCAAGACGATCCATTGAACGCAAGAAGTTCAATTCAATGTATGACAAGGGATCATGGAAGAAGTTAAGACAGGCCAAGCTATCGATGCAGCCGATGTGCCAGGCGTGTTTGATCCGAGGCGTGGTTTCACCAGCATCACAAGTCGATCACCTATTTGCTTGGAGTGCCATTGGAGAAATGGCGTTCTATCGCAATGTGTTTCAATGCTTGTGCCATGGATGCCACAGTGACAAGACCCAGCTCGAGCGTGATGGTGTCTATCGTCATTACAATGGCAAGGAGATGGATTACAGCATCGAGGACTACCAGTCAGTGCTTGGGATTGCCTCGATGGACTCAGCAACCAGCTCAGAGTCGCATGGGTTGGGCGAAATCCTATGAAAACTTAAATTTTGCCCGAACACAAACAAG